ATAGTAACGAACCCGAAATTAGGGGCACGTCTGTACTTCCAATACTTAAAGAGGCAATGCGTAAGATTGCTCATTATAAAGAAGTTTTCAACCCTCGACAATTAGAATTGTTTAATTTATAAAAACTATGAAAAGAGAAGAAGAAATAAAAAATAAATTTTGAAAAGGAACAATTATGATTAAGAAACTAATTTTATTATCAGTGTTAGCGTTTATAATCGCTTCTTGTGTAAATAACCACGAACATCCTAAGCCCAAGCTGACAAAGGAGCAGATACGGAAACAGGAGTACGAGCAAAGGTTGAAAGACTACGATGTACAGTTCTTGTTTGAGTGTGACGGAGTAAAGGTATATAGATTCCGTGATGGCGAGGATGTTTATTTCACAAATGCAAACGGAATGACAAAATATCAGTACACTACGAGGGTAGGCAAATATTCTCACACAACACATAGAGTACAATCTATTAATACAAGGAGGTAATATGAAAAGAGAAATATTGTTTAGAGGAAAAAGAGTTGATAATGGCGAGTGGGCCTATGGCAAAGGATTACAGCAATGTAAAGATGAACTTGGAAACGAGATAGTAGCCATATTCACAGATATTGTGAAGTCTGAAAAGTATATAAAGAAAGAGGGTAGGTACACTCTTTATTATGCACCCGTGAAAGCTGAAACGCTCGGTCAGTACACAGGACTGAAAGATAAAAACGGAGAAAGGCTCGTCTTTCTTTTCACCCGGTTACATTCCCGCCCGTTTTTGCACCAACGGCCAATATCCAACGGTGCAAGAGGTATTCAAGTATGTAAACCGTAATGATGCACAGCTTGATATGTTTGAGCCGGAGGGAGGTTACAGCTGCATGAGTTTGTATCACGGGTTGTGCGAATGAAATGGGGCATTAAGTATTAAAAAAACAATAGAAGAATTATGAAAGTAGAATTACAATGCGGTGATACAATCACCATTCCCGAGGGTTGCAAGGCAACCATTAAGGACGGAAGTGTGGTGTTTGAGAGAGAAGAAAAATTCAAAGATGGGGATATACTCGCACATGCAGATTACTTAAATTATCCTTGTCCTTTTATTTATAAAGGTACAGATGCGAGGGGCTTATACCAATTTTATGTTGGTGTTAATAGTGTAGACGAAATTGTCCTACCAGATGATGTAGACAACAGATGGGGGAAGGGGGCTTTACGCTGCGCCACAGATGAAGAAAAGCAACTCTTATTCGACAAGATGAAAGAACAAGGGTTGCGCTGGAATGCAGAAGAGAAGCGAGTGGAGAAGATTAGGTGGAGAGCGGAAAAGGATAAAAAATATTTTGTTTCAGGCAGTAGCGGAAATCTTGGGATATGCATAGAAAATGATTGTATTGTTGATGATCATTTATACGAATTTGGTAATTATTTTCGTACAAAAGAACAAGCGAAGAAAGCTGCTGAGGCTGTAAGGGAAACGCTAAGAAAGTTGCACGAGGAGATAGGAGAATGAAAGAAAATGATAATATTTATTTAATTCTTCACGGAGATGAATTAAGACTATTGCTTGAAAAGCTGGAGGATGAAAGTCGCCCTTTCGATTTACACATCAAACGAGGGATCATCCGTGGAAACTTCATCGGAAAGCTTTTAACACCTAAAGGAAATGACAATATCTGTTATTTTATGAACCTGATTACTAACATAAAAAATGACAAGTGATTTCAAAATAGATATTGCAATAGCTCATACCAGGCTGGCGAAAAAGTGGAAAAACACAGCAACAACCTGGGGTGAGCTTGTTAAGCGATGTTCAAAAACAAAGCGGACAAACGAAAATGTTGCAGAATATTTGAAGATGTCACGTGAAGAACAAAGTAACATTAAAGACGTCGGCGGCTTTGTTGGCGGCTATCTTTCAGGGGGAGTGCGAAAAACAGATGCGGTAATGTGGCGAAGTGTGGCGACGTTGGATATTGATCATGGCACGGCGGACTTTTGGGATGATTTCACACTGAACTTTGATTTCGCCGCTATGCTATATAGCACACACAAGCACACTCCCGAAAGTCCCCGCTATCGTCTTGTATTTCCTTTAAGCCGACAGGTTAGAAGGGATGAATATGAGCCTTTATGTCGTAAAATTGCATGCGCTATCGGAATGGATATGTTCGATGATACAACGTATCAAGTTGCACGCTTATTCTATTACCCGAGTACAAGCAAAAATGGCGAATTTGTTTTTGATCAGCAAGAAGGCCCCGTGTGTGATGTTGACGAAATACTATCAACATATCATAATTACAAGGACGCGTCTGAATGGCCCACATCAAGCCGGGAGGGTGAGGTTATTGCTCACTCAATGAAAAAGGCCGGAGAACCAACAGAGAAACCGGGGTTAATAGGTGCTTTTTGTCGTGCGTATGACATTGAAGAGGCTATTGATGTGTTCTTGTCCGACGTGTACGAGAAAACGGCGTACAAGGGACGATATACATATAAAAAGGGTAGTGTAGCGGCTGGGCTTGTATGTTATGAAGATAAATTCGCATATAGCAACCACGAAACAGACCCCGCGAGTAAACAGCTTTGTAACGCTTTCGACCTTTGCCGTATTCACTTATTCGGCATCTTAGATGAAGATACTAAGATAACAGATATTACACGAATGCCGTCCTACCTAAAAATGCAGGATTTTGCCGCTAAAGATAAGCGTGTACGCGTTCTTCTCACAAAAGAGCGAAAAATAGAGGCTAACAACGACTTTGATGGCCTCATCGAAGCTAACGGCCCCAGCGCAAAAAATCTCGGGTCCGAGGTAGTGCAAGTGGTCGACACGGACTGGATGCAGAATCTTGATTATGACAAGAAGGGCACGCTTAAGCCGACGGCGTCTAACATTATCGCTATACTTGAAAATGATGCGGATTTGGCGGGGCACATGTGGCAAAATCTTTTTGACAATTTCTATTATGTACGCGGAGGACTACCTTGGAATCGAAAGGCGAAAAGGTGGAATAACACGGATGACGCGAATTTGCGTATTTTCTTAGAGGAAAATTACGGCATCACGGGAAAAGATAAAATAAAAGATTCTTTCACAGCGGTTGTCACGCGGCACAGAAAGCACCCTATCAGGGAGTATCTAAATTCGCTTGAATGGGACGGCACTCCGAGGCTGGACAAATTAATCATCGATTATGTCGGCGCGGAGGACAATGAACTAAATAGGATGATGACAAGAAAGCATTTCACAGCAGCCGTCGCACGCGTCATGGAACCCGGCACAAAATATGATTATTGTCTTATCATTGCAGGCGCGGAGGGTATAGGGAAATCTACGCTTTTCAACGTCATGGGCGGTGATTGGTTCTCGGACAGTCTTGTGACAATGGAGGGTACAAAAGGAATGGAACAGGCAAGGAGTGGGTGGATTATAGAATTACCCGAACTCGGAAGTATCAAAAGGTCGGATGTTGAGCAGGTCAAGGCATACATTAGCCGACAAAATGATACCTACAGACCCGCGTATGGCAGCGTGACGGAGAGCCACCCGAGGCAATGTGTTTTTTGTGGTACGACGAATGAGGCTTATTTCTTAAAAGGCGATACAGGCAACAGGCGCTTCTGGGTAATGAAAGTGGACGAAAGACTGCGGAAATACACGGACCCAAGGACGGCTATTAGTATAGATAGGGATCAGTTATGGGCGGAGGCCGTTCAGCGTTATAAAGAGGGTGAGAAATTATACCTAAGTGCAGAGCTTGAAGTAGAGGCGAGAAAGCGGCAAAGCGAATTCAACGACAACACGGACGACCCGCTTACAGGGCTTGTTCAGACTTTCGTTGAAATGAAGTTGCCTCCCAACTGGCAGGCTTGGGACTTGAACCGACGGCGAGCGTACATAAAGAATCCTGACCCCCTTGATGAGATAGGCACGGAGGAGCGTACGAAGGTGTGCGCGGCGGAGTTCCTTTGCGAGATGATGGGTAGAAATATAGGGGAAAAAGAGTATAAATATGAAGCAAGGAAAGTCAATAAAATATTGTCAGATATGGGGTTAATTAAGAGTGAGGGATTGCGCTTTTCATTATACGGAAAGCAGCGAGGATTCATCGTTGGAGATGGTAACAAAGTGAGTGGTAACAAAGATTGTGGGACACAAAATTTAACAAACGGGAAAAGTATTTAACGGATTGAAGTGGTAACAGGAACAAAGTAAAAAACACATTGTTACCACACTTTGTTACCACTTAACTCGTTGATAGTCATTATAATAACTCTAATGGTAACATAAGTAACAAAAATATCTATATAAGTAGAATAGTAATGTATTTATATATTCTATTATAATATATACAGGTATTTATATACGCGTATAGAAAGTTGAAATATACTTTGTTACCACGCGAAATTTGAGAAATTAAGATGAAAAGAATAGGGAAAATAGAAAATATAACAAGACATGCAGAGGTATCGGAGAAGGCGATAGAAAAATACCTCGTGTGGGAAGTTAGACGGCAAGGTGGCATATGCTTGAAATATTCTAATCCTAACGTGGTAGGATATCCGGACAGACTGATATGCCTACCTGGAGGTGAAATGGCATGGGTAGAATTGAAAAGTAAAGGGCGAAAGCCAACAAAGATACAATTGATCAGACATGAGGAGTTGAAAAAGCTTGGCTTCGAAGTATACGTGATTGATAGCAAGCAGGGGATTGATGAACTGATTAACAAATTAAGGGGGATAGAGAAATGATATTTAATCCTTACGAGTATCAAAAAACAGCAATCAATTGGGTTGTAAATCATGAAGCCTCGGCGCTATTCCTGGACATGGGGTTAGGAAAGAGTGTTATCACATTAACAGCGATTCAACAACTTATCGACGAATGTGAAATAACAAATGCGCTTGTGGTAGCGCCAAAAAAAGTCGCTGAAACGACCTGGACATCGGAGGCTGAAAAGTGGAATCATTTACAAAGCTTAAGAGTTGCAAGGGTTATGGGTACAGAAAAGCAGCGTAACACAGCTTTACAGGAAAAGGCAGATGTGTATGTGATAGGCAGGGATAGCTTTGTTTGGCTTGTGGGAAAATATGGGGGACAACTCCCTTTCGATATGCTTGTAATTGATGAGCTAACGTCGTTTAAGTCATCGAAATCTCAACGCTTCAAAGCGATGCGAATTGCAAGGCCTACAATTCAGCGGGTAGTTGGCTTAACAGGCACGCCAGCGCCAAATGGGTTGGCAGACCTATGGGCACAAATGTATTGCATTGATCTGGGAGAACGCCTTGGCAAGAGTATAACGAAGTACAGAGAGGCTTATTTCAATCAGCATAAGTGGAATAATATCGTTGTGCGTTGTGAAGCAAAAAAGGGAAGTGAGAATGTAATCAAGAATAAGATAGCGGATATTTGCCTTTCGATGCAGGCAAAGGACTATTTACAATTGCCTAAAATGATAGAGCACGAAACATTTGTAACACTATCTGACAAAGATATGAAAGCATATGAATTGTTTGAGCGTGACAAAGTGTTAGAGTTCACGGAGAAACATTCAGAAGAAAGTGCGAATATCTTAGCCAATAGCGCGGCAGGGTTGATGAATAAGTTAAGTCAATTCGCGAATGGCGCCATTTACGATGAGGACAAGAATGCACATGAAATACACGAAGCGAAACTTGACATGCTTGCCGAGATAGTAGAAGCGGCAAATAGTCATGTGTTAGTATTTTATCAATTCAAGCATGACATACCTCGCATAATGAAGAAGTTAAAAGGCTATAGGGTAAAATGCTATGAAGGAGAAAAGGAATTGAAACAATGGAATAGTGGAAATATCGATGTGCTATTAGCACACCCGATGAGCACCGCCTTTGGGCTTAACATGCAGCAAGGAGGAAATTATATTGCTTGGTTCGGTACTGGGTGGAACTTAGAGTTATATCAGCAAGCGAATGCGCGCTTACACAGACAAGGGCAGCCCAACCCCGTGCACGTGTATAAGTTGATAGTTAAAGGCACGGTAGACGAAAGAGCAAATGCGGCACTACAAGGTAAGCAGGGAGTGCAACAGAGTCTACTTGACAGCCTTAATTACTTAGTTAGAAAGTACAACACAAGGATAGAAAGAAGTAAATAAGATAAACAAAAATTAAATTAGACAAATACAAAATGGCAAAGGACAGAGATTACAACAGAATGATTCACACGGCAAGGTGGCTAAAGTTAAGAAGAGATAAGCTTAGTGATTACCCGCTTTGTGAGAGATGCGAAGAGGAGGGAAAAGTGACGGTAGCAACGGAGGTTCATCACATTACCCCTGTTGAGGAGGCATTAACGAGGGGAGAGAAAGAAAGACTAATGTTTGATTATAACAACCTAAAAGCACTATGTCACGAGTGCCACGTTAAGGCGCATAAAGAACTTGGAAGTCACAGCAAGGCACAAGTGCAGGGAAGAGCAAAGCGACAATTGGGGAGGTTTGTTAAAATATTTTTGAAACAATGAAAGCATGACAACCCGGGGGTACATTTTTTAACCGGGTAGAGGGGGTGGCCTAAACCCCGCCTCATTCCTTTTTCCACACGAGGCTAAAATTTTCAGCCCGTGGGGGATATGAAGAAAATAAAAGTTACATAATAACACAAATAAAAAATAAGCATGGAATTTGAAAGAGTACAACAAGATGCAAATAACAGCTTTGGAGCTTTCGGCGGCTTTGGAGGTTTCGGTGACTTTTCGGAGGGTGCAAATGAAAACAATATTGCGAAAGAGGTAGAAAACGAGATGACAGATAAAGTTGAGGCGAAGAAAACGAGGCGGCGAACAAAAGAGTGCACGGAATTATCGCAAAGGTATGAATATCGGCGAGCGTTCAGCGAAG